AGATACTGTTATAACTGTCTAGCATAAGTTATTCCGCCTCTCTTAACAGTCTTCTTTTATGTGTCAATTTCACTTTTCAACCACTTTATTTCATAGTTAATCGCATCTTCTTTCCAATAGAATCCGTTGCCATCACTTGTATAATACATTCCCCAATCATCATTGTAGACGACCAAGTATCTTGCAAGAGCTTTTGTTGTAAGAATTTCTTTTCTCACCCGTTCTTCGTTAGTCATATTTTCCACCCATTATATTGTTTTAATTGTCCGTTTTCATATTCTGCAATTGCTTCTCTTGCCCAATCGTTATCGTTTCCTCTGTCAAGTGCGTCTTCGATGGCGTAAATACATTGTTCTGCCTTATCTAATTGTTCTGCCAAAAACCGAATAGTTGTTGCCGCTTCCTTTGCAAGCTTTGGATTAATGCAAGTAAAAACGCAAGATTCCAATTGCTTAATTGTATTTTTATAATCAATCATATGTATTACCTCATAAAAATCCTATTTTATGTATATTTATTTTCTATCTCTTCAATATCTGATTTTAATTCTTTTACAATGCTATTAATATAAGAGTTGTTTTTATAGTTTAGAATTTCAAACGCAAAAACAATATCATTTAATACTCTGCAAATATCTTCCACACAATTTTTGTCCATAATCTTACACCTATTTTAAAATGAGAATTTTATTATTTGTTCTCCTGCTCATATTCGACAAACCGATACAAAATTGGAAAGCGTTTTACAACAGTAATCTTGCTACGATTTCCACGCTTGTACGCATTGTCGCTTTCAGCTACTAACATGGGAAGTTCTGGTGATTCAATAACACGCACTTCTCGTTCCTTGAATTCATCAAATGCCCATGTAAATATTTCAGTTCCCATAACCTTACCTCTTAAAACAAGAATTTTATTCCAAGTCAACATTGAACTCATTCGTTACAGTACCTTCGGGTACATAGATAATGTATCTGTCATCGCACATCGGGAAACCCCAGAAGTAAGCACCTTCATTTGCAAAATCTCCGACATATCTTTCAATATGCGGTTCATTATCGGTATACTTAATATATGCGTTGTCAGCTTTCATTTTTTCCGTCTTGTAACCAAACTCTGTTTCAGTAGCGTAGTAGTAATATAGGTCTTCGTCTACATAACCACCCAAAATATAGAAACTTCCGTTCACATTTTGATTGTCCTTTAATGCAATAATCTTTGTATCCGAAACAGCATCATATTCAATCTCTGCGATACAACTCGTTATACCACTAGCACCAAACAGAACAAATCCAGTAATGCAGAAAGAAAGCATAATCGTAATAAGTGAATAGAAAAACTTATAGCACAAATCATTCCATGTGTCGCAACAGATATTGATAATTACCGCTATACATACAATGCCACCAATAATAATCCAAATCATTTATAATCCTCCACTTAAAAATCTTCTTTTATGTGTTAAAAATCATCTTCAAAATCAAGAACTGGGTCATAATAATTTTCACAATTATAATCCATTTTAACCGATTTGCAATTCAACTTATTTAATGCCAGTTCAAAGAAACAGTTTTCGCACATATAAATTTCTTCACCATCATCTTCATGTCCAACAACGAAGTATGTAAATCTTTCAAACTTATGATTGCAAACCTTACATCTCATCTCTTTCATAAACACACCTCTTAAACTTTACTTTTATTACCCAATTGCAAAATTGCAAATCTGCTTTACGCATTCAGGCTCTTCAATCTCAAAATATCCACGCTTTTCTGCATCCCACTTAAACCACTGGCGTTCATCCGCAATAGCGCAGATACCATAGTCAATATTTTCAATAAGAGCGTATTCATAACAACCTTCGTGCATATCGGTTACGTTTTCATGCAAAACTTCTGCCGCATATTCATACTCTGGATAATAGCCCCAGGTTCTTTGATCTCCAAACTCTGCGAGATACATTTCACTGGGTTCAATTTTTTCAAAAACTGTGATAAAATACATAAGTCTCACCTCTACCCTTACGGTCTAATAATTGTCCTAAGAGGAATCGGCTCCTTCGGTCTCATGCTCTCCAAGAGCGCCACTCTTCGTGCGTGATCAGAATACGCCGCATCTAAGTTCTTTACTCTCGCATCAAAGTCTTTGAGAATCAGCTGTGCGGTTTCGTAGTCTACACCTCGACCAAGCATGGCTTTCTCTAACTCGTTGCGTTCGAGGGGATTAAGTTGTATACTCATTTATAATCACTCCTTAAAGTATATTTTTATAGTACAAGTGGAAAGATATAATTAATGTCCTCTTCAAATCGTTCAGACAGGTCATAGATTTCAATCAGCGGGACATTATCATCTCCACACAATCTCTTTTCTTTTTCCCAATATTCCAAATACTGTTTGTCATCTTTATAATATTCTCTTACTCTATCCCTAGCATTTTCCCATGATGTATCTACTAGAACGCCAGAGATTAAACCACAAAAAATTCTATATAAAAATAACATATATTCTCACCACTTAAAACTTCATTTTGATTTGTTCTTTGATGCAATTTTTGCTTCTTCTTCATCAAGAAATACGGTTTTGCCAAATTCATAAATATCATTTAATTTAAAACTATCCCATATTACTTTGTATTCTGTTTGGTCAGGCCAAACAACTGAACGGTCTGGAACAATTCTATACACCTTTGTTCCAATTTTACACGGCAAAACTAATAATCTATCTTGCTCTTCTAAATCTTCATACTGGCCAAGCTTGTCAATTGCAACTCCTTCATAAATGGTAAATACGTTCTTAAAATCTTCGTCAAAACAAGTTACTGTATGAACTACTTTGTAATCATCAATTTGGTATGTTTCGTCAGGTGCTTTCCATGTAAATCTATCCATAATTTTACCTCTTAAAATTTTATTTTTAATGGCTAATCTTTTGAATATAGCCACACTTTTTGCATCTAAAAACAGCCCAATAATAGCAACTGCTCGGCTTATTATACTCCCATAGAAGTTCCATTTCGTGCTTGCAAAAACAAGAACGAATATAATCAATAATCCATCTCATCAATTATCACCTCTTAAATTTTGTATTGTAAGACTTAAATAGGAACATATTCTTCGCATTCATGATGAACCCATTTAATATCAATAGCGTCTGGATCATCAGGCATAAATGTTTCCACCGTATACTCTCTGCCATCTGCATATTTTTCTATGCAATCATTAAGAATATTTTGATAGTCACTCTGTTCCTTCACTTTTTCACAAACGTAATCTTTTAGGTTTAGTTGATTATTTTCATATTCTTTTTTACTTAACCTAACTTTTACTTCAAACCCATATTGTTCTCCTTTTTTGTATTGAGAATCAAAACGAATAGTGGGTTCGCCGTCTATCATGCATTCTTTTACACATGGAATCCATTTTTCCAAAAAAGATATAATTATTATAACTTTGCAAGTAACTCCAACTATTTCTGATGTTTTATGAATTTGTTTTCTATAAGTCCTGGGGCGATACCGAAAAGGAACGATAATCATTATAATCACCTCTTATTCCACAACATCTTGGTTATTAATTTTGTACTGTTATTATAACAAAAATTTTCCAAAAGTCAATTAGGCAAAGTTACTAAATTTCACTCTGCCTAATTGGTTATTTTTTATAAATCTGCGTGTTTGATGATGTATGAGGTGATCCATTTCTCCATAGTACTATAATCCTTTTGCCATTCTCCGTTAACCTTGATATTACGAGGCCGGTCTTCGGTGTAAAATTTTAAGATAGAGCCAGAATCGAAAGGTTGCTTCTGATAGGATTGTTTTGGAACTTTAACGCTGATTTCCTCTCCAGTATCAAGCATATAAATATTAACCCTTGGACTATATCTTACGTCAATGGAAGTTACCAAACCAATATTTTTTAATTTCGGGTTTTTATATGTTACGTATCCAAACAAATCATTTTGATATTGAATAAGTTTCTTAACACTGGTTTCTTTATCTGGAATGTTATTTAAAATTTCATACAAGGCAGCATCATAATCAAATTTACGATATGTCTTATCTGTCTCTTCTGTATACTTTTTAATTATATCGGCATACTGATCTGGAAGTTTGTCTTTTTTAAACTGGCTCTTTCCATGCAGATTTTCAATTGCTTTCATAAATTCTTCTATTTTTTCAATACCACCAAAATCTTTAAAATAATCCATTTTAATCAGAGTTGCAATTTTAGCAGAATTAAGAGTTTTAACTGAGTTTATGGCTTTCCATAAATCATAGAAGTTATCAAACTTATTATTCTGAGATAGTTCATAAAGATCATTAGCACATCCTTGACTAAGCCCCTTAATTGACAATAGAGATGGATAAATACAATGTTTTTCTTTATCTGCTACAAAATGCCTATTATCTGCACCAAATTTATACTCGCCTTCTTCAATGCCAAAAGCTACTCTCATTTCTTGTTTTAGTGCCTGAACTTTATCTTTTTTACCCTTGTCAGAATAAACTTGCATCAATACTTCATAAAACTCGTATGGATAATTTGCTTTTAGCCATGCACAATATAAGCTATCGAGAGCCATACAATAAGCATGTGCTGAATTAAATCCGTATCCACATGAATCATCAATGATTTGCCATACTTTTTCACTCATCTCCTGTGCTTTATCTGGGTCTACATTATCGTCTTGAATAATTCTGTTCTTAAATCCTTCAATAAAGCGATCTTTTAACGGCTTAACTTTTTCTGGATGTTTCTTCGCAATAGCTTTAATGATACCATAACACTCGTCCAGAGGAAATCCCGCATAGTTCAAAGTGTTCATGGTCTGCTCTTGATATAGAATGTACGAATATGGGAACTGTGGTGTTTGCAGAATTTTATCAAACGCATTAATTCCATACTCAAATGATTCCCTAGATTCAAACTTAGAATACATAGACTTAAACGCTGGACGAATTGCCGCAATCCACGCACATAGCTCAGAAATATTCTTAGGTTGATATTTTCTAAGTTTTTTCATTGCTGATTCTTTTTCGCATTGGTTGACACCAATTGTATAACCATTTGCATAAATATCCCAAACTTTTTGATTGTTTTCAACGAGTTTGCTGATTTCAGTAGCTGAATGCACTGGAATGCCAATTCTTTTATAGATCATATCAATTAGCATTACCACATCTACCTTTAATAGGTCGTTCTTGAGGAATTTATACTTTTCAGCAATAGCACCATCAATTACAGTCGTAATATATTCTTTCTTCGTACTTTCACTCTTACATTTAATTAAACCGATTTCTTCTCGAATGCTGCCTTGATACAGAAGATAAGCGCATGGAGCTTTATTTTTATGATCAATAACACCCCAATATTTTTCACTATTTTCTATGTATTCACGATATTCTTCATCTACATAATCATAAATATCAATATCGTCTTTTTCATCATCGTCCGCATATTTTACCGCTTCATCGTATTTTTCAATTTGTCTAGAAATAGCATTGGCAATTTCAAAATCAAGATTGTTGGCACGAGCATAGAGCTTAAATGCAGATTTCTTTTTTAGAGTACCAAAAGCAATCATTGGATAAGCATGGTCTTTGCCTAGAATTTCTTCCTGTGCCTCTGCAAAAATCTCCACCGTGCCAAGGTTCATGTCCAAGTCCGGTAACGATTTAGTCTCAAGAATTCTAGTTTTACTAATAAATCTTTCTGGATATAGCTTAATTGGAGAAATAAATCTATCTACCTTACTAAAACCACATAGAGTGTTGGTAAAATAACCAACCGCAGATCCTCTTCCTGTTGTGGTAATCAGACCGCCTTTTTCTACGCCTCTTTTGATAATTGCATAGTCAATGAGTGGATAGTCAACCATTCCTGTTTCTTTGTAAACAGATACTTCTTGTTTAACGCCCTCAAAATACTCTTTATACTGTTCTTTTGGAACATCTTTCATATATTCCTTAAAGAGTTTACTAATAAGTGTACTATAGATTTTATTGCGTTCTGCTTGAGTTTTGTCTGGATAAAGCGTAGGTAATTTGATATCTGTAGTAAAAACAGGTACATTATCATAATCATCAAACGTCAATAAAATGTCCGTATTGTCCATTGCTTTTTGAACGGTAGCGTCATCAAAAACACCTTGTTCTCTAAACCGATGACGAACAGTTTCATCATCTGGATAGTCCATATACCATCCAATTTCGTTATCATCAAACTTAATATTTCTACCTGCCAAAATGTCGTCTCTTTCTACGGATTGTTCAGGATAAATATAATGACTATCAAGCCCAACGATCATTTCAATATTATACTTCTCCGCCAATTCTTTAATATGTTGATTTAACTGTTTTTGTTTATCTGTATTGTGATTTTGAATTTCCAACATGAAGTTGTTTTTGAAGTGATTATGTAATCTTACCACAATATCGTCGGAATCCTCATATGACCAAAAGCCAACGCAGGCAGTTGTAATAAACACATCATTAGGAGGTAAAGAAAAAATCAAATCTAGATCCAATCTAGGTTTGTAATAATATCCAGTTTCATTGGCATCTGACAGAATACGATTGATGGCTCTTCTACCCGTTTCGTTTTTAGCAAGAATAATTATGTGGTTATTGCTTCTATCCTTTGCCATTCTAGGAGTGCCGTCTTTTGTTAGTTTAATCTCTCCAGTGATCTTGTCTCGTTCTTCATATTCTTTTTGACGATCTTTCACCCAGTATGCCTCTGTTCCGAACACAAATTTAAGATCGTATTTTTTAGCAAGTTCAAAGGCTGCATGATAATAGCCTTGCCATCCATGTTCTACACTACTGATAACTTTATGCCCAAGTTCTACGGCTCTTTTTGCATAATCTTCTGGCATTGCTGCACTATCACCTTCGCTATAAGATGTATGACGATGATAATTTTGCATCAGCTCACCTCCATTAATTTTGTATTGTTATATCATAAATCTTCCAAATTGTCAACCTTAAAATCTGACATGATTAACTGCCGATAGTAAGTCCGACCAAAAAAACCATTATCAAGCGTTCCAATAGCACTAACTGGTCCATCAAACTGGTCCCAATCCCCGGAAAAATTCCATTTTATGTACAAAAGTTTGCCTTTGTCGGCAATAAGTTTCAAATGTTTCATATTACTCATTGCACCAACCTGATAGTCCGTAATTCCACTTACCATAACAGAAATCTGCGGCCAGCCTTGTCCAGAGATTCTATTTAGCATCTTTAATTGCCTAATTAAATCGTCAGTAATTTGCTCTTGGTCAATCTGGATGTCTACCGTCGTTTCTTGTACGAACGCTACATCTTTCAGAGCGTCTTCAAGAGAATTTTGAAAATCTTGTAGAACTTCTGCGTCTAGCCACACGCCACACGCGTTCTCGTGCCCACCAGTTCCGCACATCCCGGTGTTATCCATATATTCTTTGAAGTTCTTTACGCCAACTGCACGAGCCGATCCGAAATATTCATGTTTTTCAATTTCGCCAGTCTCTTCATTTACCGTAATTCTGCTGCTGAGAACAATAACTGGACGCTGATACTTCTCAAGCAACTTGTTTCCGATTAAACCTTTTACCTCAGCATTTGTTTCAGTAAAGAAAAACATAACCTTCTTATCCATTTGAGATTCCGCCTGCGATTCTAGATCTGGCATAACATCTGCGATTTCTATGTTTTGATACTCCTTGCAATACTTTAAGTCATTAACTAACTTTGTAATTTCTTTAGAATTTTCAGACAAGAAAAGATTCATTGCCTTTTCATTTTCTGAGAGTCTGTTGGCTGCATTAATAAGAGGTGCAACACCGAAGCTAACCGCACCAGAATTAAATTCATAAGATCCATTAATTTTCTTAAGCGCAGGATTTACTTGATTGGAAAACCCTTTGTAACAAATATATCTGTTTTCTGGAGATTCTACACCCACATCGCACATATCCGCAACTAAACCAGCGCAGGCTAAATCTACAAGATCATCGCTATAATCATCTAATTCTAGCCAATCCATATACGCACATAACTTCCATGTTGTTGCGCTTCCACTAAGGGCAGGATTCGGATAATCTACTGCGGAACTTACTAGAGTAATTTGACCTGTTCTTTCCATTTGCTTTTGCATACCAGTAGATAACAGGTGGTGATCTGTTATGATAATTTGACCATTCCAATCCTTTAGAATTCTTTCATAAGGAAACATTTTTGTTTCAATAGAATCTACAATCCACAAAACATCCACATCTTTTAACAACTCAAGATCTAGGTTTGCAATTCCGTGCTCTTTGCCTTGATTAATTCCATATAACACTCTATCTGTATGGTTTCTTAACCAACGTACTGCAACAGATCCTGCAGAAATTCCGTCAACGTCACAGTCAAAATGCACAAAAAAACTACCATCATTTTCAATATTTTTAGTAATAATTTTAGCCGCTCTATCTATATTCTTCATTTTTTCAAACGGCACAAGACAATCATCATTCGGATACAGCAGCGCCATTGAATCTTCTACACCTCTGTCTGCTAAAATAACATCTATAATTTCATTTGTTTCCATTCCACGACAATCGTGCCGTATATTCCATTTCTTTTCCACTAAATCACCTCATTAATATATTCTTACCAATTGTTCGCCCATAATTTCATCAAACTTTTCTCGCCCTAAATCCGTCATGCTTGACTTACTTGGGATATCTAAATCTTGATCAGCATCCCAGTACCAAATTTCAACCTCGAATATACCGCAATGACTTTTAATTATATCTGCATTCCTTTGTATTTGCTCAAATGCCAGACCTTCATCAAATGCCAAAATAATTCTCTTTGGTTGTAATTGCAATAATAGCTTACTCTGTTTTTCACTAACAGCACTTGACCCAATTCCTACGATATTCCTTACGCCAAAAGTATACGCTTGAGCAACTGCTTTTTCAGATTCTGCCACAATAATATCATTGCCATATAAATATTGATAATTTGCATCATATCCATATAATGTTTGGCTTACTTGTGTTGGCACAGGATAATAATATTTGCTTTCGCCTTCTTGAGGTTCTCCATTGATTCTTGCCTTAACGCCTACTAAATCTCCAAATTCATTGTGCAGTGGCAAAATGATGGCATTGTCTTCGACAGAAAATCTTATATTAAAAAATTTTTGCGCATCTAAACTAATTCCATCTCGCAAAAATCTTAAATTTCCACATCTTTCATATTTGTTTAGTATTGATTCATCATAAGTTTTTAGTTTGACCTCTCTATTCTGGCATAACAATCCACTATAAATGCCACCAAAAAGTTCACGTCTCTGTTGTGGTCTCCAATCATCCGCAAGGTTTAAAATTTTCTTTGCAGCCTGTAAAACCTCACGGAAATGAACACTTTTTTCCTGTATTATGTAGCTTATAATATCAGTGCTTATACCTCTTGACCAGTCAGAAACACAGCAATATGGGTTGTTTTTTAATCTAATAGATATATTGGAGCCGCCTTGCCAATCTCTAGCAAAGCGGATCTCACTTCCTCGGTGATTAATGTGCTCAAAGCCAAAATTTGACAACAAGTCAACTAATTTCTCTGGTTGTTCTATAAGCTGTTCTTTGATTTTATTGAGCACATCTTTCACCTCCTACATTAATTTCGTGTTGTTAATATTATCATAAACATTTTAATTTGTCAAGCGTAATTACTGAATAAATCCGTGTGCAAATTTCGCTTTCGCTGCATCAGACCATAATCCCCACTGTCCTTGGAATGAGAAAATATAACCAATTCCAGTATCTGAGCTGACCGAACCTGACGAGCGGCTCTTTTCAATAAATACGGCTCTATATACTGTATCTGGCTTTGGAACCCAGTCTACATTTTCCCATTCACCCGTTTGTTCATTTTGTACAGTCTTAAATGGCTTGCAGTAGAACTTACTGCTAGAATCAAACTCTTCTTGATACATCGCTCTACATAGAATCATAAGGTCGCAAACCTCTTTGATCTGCTTACTCATACTCAAGACAGAACTATCCAAAAACAACTTACCAAGACTATTGATTGCCAACTGTAGGCTACAAATAACCTGTGTACCTGGATATTTACGACTCAACGCCTCAAGCTTACGGCTGTCTTTAATAAGAGAAACCCATGTGTTATCGTCTCCATTTGAAGAAAAGTCACACTTGAATGTATCATAAACACAAGTCTGAATTCCCTTGTTTAAAATACCAATTCTGAATTTTTTAACTGCAAAATTGACATCACTATCTGGAATACTGATAAACCATATCTGACCCTTATAATGCTTTCTCCAATATTCTTGCGCTTTCTTAATATATTTTCTATCCTCTGCGGTAATATTTCCGTTAGTCAGCTTTGTTTTTGTCAGATTATAATAATTAAAGTGCTTTGTTAGGATTAGCAATAAAAATCCAACCTTAAATACTTTAGATCTCTGCTCGTTAGAAATAACCATACACTTACGTCCCTCATGCAGCATCGACATGAGCAGTGTTAAAATCAAAGTCGTCTTACCTACATTAGAAAATCCGCCAATAATAGTCATGCCATCTGGAATTCCATTAACCTGCTTTGAAAAGTACTTTAATGCAGGGACGGGGTTCCCATCTTCATCATCATCAAAGAATTCAAATGGAGTTCCTGCTTCTTCTCCACTCTCAAGACTTGCGATAAAATCATCAGTTAAATCAAGCTCCTCTTCTTCTAGCACTTTACTACTATATCCAGTTCCAAAACTTTCCAACTTAGCAGTATACCAATCTGTAACCTGCTCGCTAGTCATTTTGGAAAACAGTTTTAAAGGTTTAATAGTTTTCCCTTCATATTCAATAGGATCAAGAAGATTAAAACCGAAAGTATGCATGTCCAGAATAATATTTGACTTAAGCAAATTATCTAAGTAGGCATCATAGTTTCTAATATTAACACAATCTGCAATATTTTTTACAGCACAAACTCCGCCAAGTATATCTAACTTCTCTTTTATGTCCTCAGAGACATACGTCAGTACGGACACCTCATCGAATACTGCACAGCGCTTCGCTCTAAGCGTTTTGATAATCCCAAAAATTAATCTTGCATCCTTAGTTAGAAATTTTGAAGAATCTATATTTGTATCCTCAGCCAACAGCATATCTGAAACCATACATCCGATAACGTTCGCTTCAACATTAACTCTACCTTCTAATAGTTCTTTTGGGTATTTTTCTTTTACACCAGTAATAAATACATCATTACTCATCACAATCGTCCTCCAAATCTTCAAAACCTCTACGTTTTTTTAGTTTAAACTTTGTTTCATAGTGCTCATCTTGGATATTAGGCTGCACAATTTCTTTGGTAGTCACCTTTGGCTTATAATCTCCCAACTTGTTCCGCAGAATCACGCTCACGTAGCGAATTTTGCCATATTCACCACCACTAAGACGTCCTACAGCAGTAGTAATCCAGCCCTTATTCTCTTCCAAATACGAGATCATAACTTCGTCTGAAAACACCTTATTAATTTCTGTTTTTTCTTTCCACAGAGCAGTGTTCGTAATCCCATTAACTCCTAGAATTTCACAGAACAAATTATAAAACTTTTCTCTTGTTTGTGCCTCTTGTTCTTGCTTTTTCTTTTTCTTTTCTTCACTGTGCAAAAACTTTTCATAGTGATCCTGATTACAGAAATAAGCATTTTTATTATTAATTGTTGTCTTGTATGCGTCTTGTGTATTTAAATTTGTTTGGCATTGTCTACATTTGCATCTCATATTGTACCTCCTAACGTAAATAAATATTTACAAAATAGCCGCTTTTGTACATATTTATGTACATTATAAAATTGGTGAGGTGGTTTCCCACCCCACCTTAAGTGTTATTATTCAAAAACTTCTAGAATTTGAGTTAGAACATTTACATCTTCAATTTCATCTAGCTTAACACCAGTAGATGCGATGATTGCCTTAACTTGCTTCTTCTGCTCGGCAGTACCTGTCTTATTTTTATTGCGAATTTCGGTTCTTAGAGCAGCGAAATCTACTTCGACAGGAGCGTCTAGGTCGTCATCAATGTCAAATGGAATAGAAGTGTCATCTTCGTCGTCTTCGGGCTCAACTACTACAGGTGCAGGAGTGGACTTCTTAGGTGCCTTAGGAGTAGCCGTGGAACAACCCTTACCTCTTTCAGCTTCAATAGCATCCTTAATTGCCTTAATAAACAGGTCTGCATCTAGATCAATCTCGTCAGTAATCTCGGAAAATCTACTCTTTGCATCTGCAATCATAGCATCGTCTCTAAACTTTAGCTTTCTAGCCTCAGCAAGAACAGACTTTCTTTCCTTTGCCTTCTTGGTAATAGGATTTACCTCACCTACAGCCTGCTTCTCGATGCTTCTATCAAAGTAACCAAATGCAACAATATGAGAAGAGTTCTTAATTGCATTGAAATACTTCATAGACATGTTTGCGGTCAGAGTCGTATACTGAGTGCCAGTAAATAGATCTACCTGATCCTTTTCCTTTACGTGTGCGGTCCAATATACTCCAACACCAACACTATTTAAACGAACAATTTCCTTCTTAACATACTCAATTACCTTTTCCAGGCCACGACCAAAGCCGCCTTCTACAGAGTTGATACTTGAAGCCTTAGTGAATCCTTGCTTGCCCATATTCTCTCTATTGTATGTATCAACAGCATACTGTTCTGCGGCCTCAAATGCTGCATCCAAAGTGTCCATGATAACTACCTTTAGATCAGGATAATCAGTCTCCTTGTTCTTGACAATATCATCTACGACTTCCTTCATCTTCTTCCAAGTCGTTACTTTTTCAGCAACTGCGCCCTGTAGTGCTGCAACACCATCTTCTTGCGCCATATCTAGGATGATATAGCCGTCTGGACCAAATTCTTTTTCGCACATCTCGTACATTAGAGTGGTTTTACCGAAACCAGACGGTGCCATAACGCCAATCATATACTTGCTTAGGTCGGTTGCTACATTTACCTTACGTCCAAATTTACCCATTTATATCAAATCTCCTTTTATTCATTTATGCATATCAAAGATCATCTTCGTCATCTTCAAATAGATCTACAATTTCTTCTTCCTCTTCTTCAACTACATCTTCTCTTGCAGGATGCATATCATCCGCAGTATAAACTGTAGCCTCTGCTACGTTCTTTTTAGGAGTTAGTTCTGCAAATCTTAGCTCGCTAATTCTATCGCCAATAGCTCTACCGCCTAGTTCTCTCTTAACGTCCTCGAAATCTAGTAGACCGCACTCGATATCCTCGCGAGTCTCATCATCAAGCATGTCCATAGTAAGCTCGATAACCTCTGCTCCTTCAATAACACTTAGCGTTAGACCAATCTGCTTAATGCCATCGTCACAAGTAAACTTTCTCTTAAGGGCATTTCTTTTCTTTTCATTTTCTTCTCTGATGACAACCGTCATATTCTGGAAACCGTTCTTCTTACAGTTGTTATCATAGTAAGAAACCCATCCATTTACGAGAACTCTCCCAGTCTCTTCGTAATTACTGTCGTCCCAAGCATCCTCACCAAAGAAGAAGTCTACCTTCATTTCCGTCTTAGGCTCTGCATCCTCGGCTGCAAGCACAACTCTGTTTACATGATAATTAGTGTAAAATCTATCCTTATCAGCATTATATTGCACTTCATAGTCACCAGAAATGTTAAACAGCTTGTCCTTCATCTTGTCGGACTGTGCCACCTTAATCATATACTCTGCAAAATCCCACTCGGACAAGAATTCCTTTCTCTTTGCCTGAGACTTCTCTAGTGCAGTCTTTGCGTCATCAAGATTATCAATGCCAAATTCTTCGATTTGTTCATCGGTTACAGTTCCCTTTTCAAGTGCGGCTACAAAATCCTGTAGTCTATATCTCATCTTATAGTCGCCAGTATCAACGACGAACTTCTTAAATCCTGCAACCTTATCAATCTGATCTTTGTCGAATCGCTTTGCCCAAGGAATGTCAATTTTTTCTCCCTTAGTTACCTTGCCGTTTTCATCAGTGGTGGACTTGCTAAATGTCTTAACGGTATTCTTTTTGTCGTCTGTCCACTTACCGCCCTGTGCAACACACAGTACTCTATTCGTATCACTGATACAATTAAACTTTACAGTGGTGTTTGTCCATCCACTAGAAAAATCCTTTCTCTCAATAGGATGAAATTTCTCGCTGTCTTTACCTAGGGCAATCTTACCCGTAAACTGAAAATTATTTGCCATTATTTATATCCTCCTTAAATTACTTACATCCACAATGATTGCAACCAGTCTCACAATTACAAGTTGCTTCACATTCCCACTCTGCAATATCACCAAACATTTCCTCAAACATACTATCTAGTTCAAGTAGCACATCATCTTCATCATCACACGCAAACATCACATCCATAATCATGTGCTTTACCATTTCATAATTTGCGGGACTGCTCATATTAAATTCCCACTGCCATTCATCATCAAAATCCACTTCGACAGTAAAGGTATTTCCGTCTAGGTTCTTAGTCAGCGCCACGATGCAAAAATCATCCGTGTCTTCTCTGCTATGAAATACTAGCCCCTCTGTCACATACGTACTCTGATACACCATAATTTAATCTCCTTTTAATTCATTTTGTATTGTTAATAATAACGTTCATCTAAAAATGAGTCTTTCAATATACTTAAATCGTCTTCACTATACCCACAATTTAAAGCTCTTCCATTTCCACATTTACTGCAATATAAATCTATAAAAACTTTTTCAATTGGGATCTTTCGCTCAATTATATGTATACAGCCGCAGTTAGTACATTGAAGCCACACTCTTTCTTTCTCTTGTTCCATCCATGCTCGTTCTCCTTTCCCACCAACTTTCAACACATTCATTTTGTATTGTTTATCTGATGGCTGTATTATATCATACTTTTTCTATTTTGTCAAGTCCCCTGACTTGTATAGATCCCTTTGCTAGTTAGCACCCCATTTCCCTGTAGTTTTACCTACACATTAAGTTGTTTGTATTTTTATCGCCATGATCTTATCTGTCCAAAAATACACACCCTTTATTATACCACAGTCCAAGATATACCCTTTGTTTATATAAATCTCTTGTTCGTTAATACAGAAACCAAGACGACCTTTGTCATTAAGAATACAAAGGTCATATTCAATTGTCTGATTTCCATAAAGTTTATGAACAATGTCTATTTTTACGCGCTTCCCATTTATTTTATTTAACTCTTCTATAAATTTTTCAATACCTAAATTCATCTTCTGTTTACCCTCCGAATGCCATCATATCTCTTCATAAATAAAAAACTACAACTTCCGTCTCTATACATAATCTTTATATTTGTGGATCACATTATCAATCGCAAATCTTGACTCGTAGCCGTATCTTACCAGCAACTCATTTCCTTCTTCTGTTTTTAAGAAATCTTTAATTGCAAGTCCGCTCTTATCCATTCCAAGTTTTAAATAATGCGCAAATCCACTGTTTTGAATTATCTTCATTGTTAGCCATGGCATTCCAACATGGTCTCTAAATATCTGCACCTTCCTGTAGATCCATCTGAAACGTCTGTCTTCTGAATCTAGCTGTCCAATGGCATTGTCCCTCTCCTTGTATAAACGCCCATAACCAACCAGTTTTTTCACTCGTAGGGTTTCTCCATAGCATATATATTCGATCTGCTTAAATGCTTTAATTAAATCCTCATATAATTTATCTGTTAAATTTAACACACGACCATCTTCAAAGTGCAATTGTTTATTTGTCTTATCTAGCTGCTCTTCTTGAAGCCCTGTAATATCTCGCATTGACGTTCCAGAAATTCCTTCCCATAACGCTTCGACAATACATCTATCAACTGCATTTAATAGCTGGATCTTAATATCATCCAAATCTTCTCGTGTTATTAGTTTATTTTTACTTTCTGCAACACATGGTTTCAAATCAGATATCGTAAAGCTTTCATACACCTTATCTGATTTAATCCCGTGATAATATTCTGCAAAAGCACTATACGCTTTCATGATCGTATTGTTATTTAGTAACGTATAGATGCTCTTGCACTTAAACTCATAAAACATTTCCATTGCTTCTTCTTTATTAAACTGGCAACAATCCTTTTTGAACTTTTCTTCAAACGGCGCTGTCTTTTTAAAGATAGCATATAAAGTTGTTTTTTGTATTACTCTACTTCTCAGTATATCCTTTATAAATTCCTCTTTTCTTTCTTTTTTGTACATACTTTCCACTCCTTGTGGGGTTAATTTTATTTTATTAGAACAAACATGTGTTTGTCAATCTGTAAATTTTGACAATCAAATTAAGTTGTCAAGAATATTTGTTGCTTCTCTTTGTTTTTCCTTAGAGATTTCTGCGTATCTCATTGTTGTTGCAACATTCTTATGATTAAGCTGTTTAGAACATAAATAGATATCACCAGTTTTTTCATAAAGATTAGTTGCACAAGAGTGTCTCATAACATGCGGAGTAATCTTCTTTTTTGTTATCTTACTAGCATATTGCTTCAAAAGTTTTGAAAGCATATCTACGCTTAATCGGTTTCCAATTTGTGATATAAACAATGCATCGGTATCGATATTATCACAGATATATTTTCTATCTCTAATACATGCCAACAACTGTTCCTTTAGATTTTCGCCAAACATAATATATTCATCATAATCGCCTTTTTCAGTTACTCGTATCTGATTATTTTCAAAATCAATATCACTAATGTCAATTTGAAGAATTGCAGATACACGAAGTCCAGTGCTGAAACCTAGCTTCATCCAGCATAGATCTCTATTTACAAGTCTATCGTTTGCATTGAATTCAACATGCTTTAGAAGAGCAGTAATCTCTTCTCCTGTTAAATATGTGACACTTGGTTTATCCTTCATTTTAGGCCTACTTGTATATGCAACAGGGTTTTCTTTGATATACTCTGGAATTAAGAATTGAAAAAAAGAATTCAAAGATGACCATTGCACTGCTCTGAAACTATCAGACGTACGCTCCGTTTTGCCATTGATCTCCCTTGTGCGCAAAGATGCAATATATTTATTAATATCGACTGCTTTGATTTTTTTATAAAAATCATCTGGAATATTGTTTTTGTATGTAAATTCAACAAATGACATTACATTCATAAGATAATTATAAGATGTCATTGGAGATCTTCCTGCGCCAGTTAAATGATAGTAGTAATCAGTCATAATTGGCGGAGAAGATTTTAATTTTTCTGTAATTCGATCTTCAAATTTCTTTTCTTTTTCATATCGCCCACTCATTTATAGCCAGCCTCCTTTAACTTTTTATTTCTGTAGTTAAAAAATATAACAGATGCTAGAATCCAAATACCAATTCTGTCGTAAAAAATAACACCTACTGCCATAATAAAAACATACCAGGCCCATGCAATCAAAAGCCCATCAATATTTAACTCGTCAGTAAAGGTGTATGATCTTTCTGTTTGTTTTTTGACATTAGTATGTTGTACATTTGGATCATAGATACCAATAAAACTGTCGTTAAAGTACGTCTTGTCATATTTATATTCTTTCCCATAAAGCTCAACAATGTACTCATTTGTTTCTGTATCATAATATAAAAATTTAGCTTTTGTATCACATACTCTTTTAGAGTAAATATCAAATCTTGACAGTACAACAATAGTCCCCTTGTCATACCGATTATTATTATGAACAAAGTAATTTTGTTTCATTTAAATCTCCTCCAGATAGCTGATTGCTTCTTCTAAAGATTCAATTGCCGCATCTAGATTTTCTTGTGCCTCTTCAGAAATCATTCCATTTTCCGAAGTTTGCAACCCCTCTGGCATATTATCGTATGCTTCCTGTTCGTCGTCCAAAATATTTTGAATAATCGTTTCAATTTTATTAATTGCAGCAATTGCATCTAATACTTTCTTCCGTCTTTCTTTATTCATACATATTACCTCCAATTAAAATCTAGCTACATATTCATTAATTGCTTGTTTGCGAGCTTTTCTTTGTTGCTTTTTTACCTCTCTTTGTCTCCAGTAATCATGCTTTTCATTTTTAACTAAATAATGACAACATTTGCCAAGACAATTTTTACACTTCATTTGCTTGACGGTCATTCCACAATGATGATACTTACAATATGCAGCAACATTATTAGAATTAGTATTGAAAAGACACTCCATTATTATTTGCTCCTTTCTATCTTGTGATTATAATACTACATTAATTTTGTTTTGTCAACCCTGTTTTTAATAATAATCTGCTAATAAATTTACAGTTTTACTATGCACCAAATTGGGGTTGACTTTGTTCCACCAACCATCTGAATTGTTCCTCCAAACTTGCCTTGAATAATATCTCCAAGCAAACGTACATCAATATCCATTTTACGAGGTGCTGCAGGATAGTTTGAAATAAACCATCCACCAATCTTAAGACATTTATATACCTGATCCAAAGTTTCAATCAACATTGGTACTGAACTAATAACGTTCAATACATTAGATGCATATACAACATCATAAATCTGCAGCAGTTCGTCAACACAATCTTGTGGTTTATTATCTCCAATATCCCATCCATCAACATCAAAACCCTTTTGCCGTAGATAGTTTCCTTGGACAAATTCCGTACCACAACCATAATCCAAAATCTTTTTACACTTATTCACATGGTTTTCCACATATCGTGTTACAACAGATCTTACGTTTCCATTCTTATCAAACACAGAAGATCCACTCCGCCGGTATGTCGAATTGGCGATTTTAATTTCTTCGACAGTCATAATTACTTCCTCCTTAATAAAAAAAGAGACTGCATTATAACAGTCTCTTAATTTAAGTCTAATATTTGTTGTGCATTTCGATAACAAATATCTTTTGCATATTCAACTTCACAATACTTATAAATATAATCAACGCCACTATCAATCATATATGGTCTACGATTACTTCTATGTGCATCAGATCCAATAAAAGTAATCAACCTTTCATACAATAACTTTCTTGCAAAATTTCGAATAAGTTTATCAGATTCTTCCACAATACTATAGGCGTTAATTTGAAACAAACAGCCATACTGTTGCAACATATTAATATATTTCGGTTCCATAGACAAGCCATAGTGTCTTTCGATATGAGCAAGAATAGGAATATAACCCGCCAAAGAAATATTTTTTACACATTTCAAAATAACATCTGCTGTTTCATACGGATTAAATTCTATTAACACATAGTTTGTTCCGTTGATAGTTAGAATGCTTCTGTCGTTCAGTTCGTCAATAAGCTCTTCAATAATATCATCCTCACAGTAAACTTCGCAACCTCTATATAATTTTATATTAATATTTTCTATTTTTACCTGCTTTTGCAACTCATTAAAGTTTTTTATATAATTTTTCGTGTTACAACTATTATGTGATGTACATACGATCGTGCGAACTCCTTGTTTATATGCATCACGCAACATGTCAATTGACATTTCGACATTTAATGATCCGTCATCTACGCCATGAACTACATGTGAATGAATATCAAATACTTTACATATCATTCATACACCACCTTTCGTATGCGTTATCGCACATATTATCAATATAATCTTTCTTTTTCAGAGTGTCTAGCCAATCCTTATTAATTGCGTCAAATCCATACAACGCACCTGCCAATCCGCCTGCAATTGCCGCAACCGTATCAGTATCTTCACCCAGATTTACTGCTTTCAACACGCATTCATTATAACTATTTGTCGTCAACAAACACCAAATTGCAGCCTCAAGACTATCTACTACATATCCAGAACTTTTAATTTCATTTCTATCAATCAAACTAATGTCTTGACACAAAAGTCTATTATAATATTTATTGGGAGGATAATAAATATCGTCAACTGAAACAGTGTTTAATGCTCGATAAACAGAACTTTTTGATGGATTTGCGAGCAACTCTCTTAAAACATAAGCATAAATTACACAGCCATCCGTTGAAATGCAATGTGCGTGAGTTAAAGAGGATGCTTGAATAATCATCCTCGTAAAATTACTGTTATTGATATTATTACATACTGCATACAATACGAAAGGATGAATACGCATCAGCGATCCATTTCCATTTGACATTATATCAGAAAGACCGCAACTATGCGCAGACATTTTACCATAAACATAATTATCAATAGCATAGCTACAAGTATTTCCAATGTCGAACACAAAACCTTCTGGAGTGAATTCGCCACGATAACACCATTTGCCAAAATTTTTCATAATGTCATCGAAATCCAAAGTTCCCTTAGCTAGGCTTTCAAGTGCGCATAGCGACATACTAGTATCGTCTGACCAACATCCTGCAGGAAGATTATATGTGCCATATCCAATCATATCCGTTACTGGTTTACGATCCAAATACTCTCTACTTCGAAATTCCACTGGAACGCCGAGCGCATCACCGACTGCATGACCAAACATAACTGCTCGTATTTTATTCAGCATTTTAATCACATCCCTCTATTTATTGATTACCAAATTGCGTTTAAATAAATAGTTTCCTTTTCAAAATCGGTGGTTTCCAAAATATTTTTAATAATATTTGCAACTTCAATAACTTGGTCCGCATAAATATGATCATAACGATCTGTACCAAAGAACATACCCTTTTCTTCCATTAAAGGCAAATATTCTTTTGAGACAGTTTCATTTACAACATATTTACCGTTATTATTGCCAAACATACTTTCTACCTTGAGGCAATCATTCAATAGGCTGATAAGATTTTCTTTTGTAATTTCATAAAAATCTTTATTTGCAACACCATTCATAACATTTTTAATAAACCAATTAAAAATATGGTTTGCCTTTACAATTCGTGCCAATTGGTCGAAAATACTATAGGTTTCAATTTCTCCCATGTATTCATGATACATCGTTTTTTCTACATAGAAATCATTGTAATAATTCACAATATACTTGTGTGCGAGTTTACTTTCGGGAATTCCACACCATTCTTCAAGTGTATTTCCACTATCTTTACCTTCCGCTTTTGCTCTCTGCCAATTAAAGTACTTATCAATCAGAACGATATCCTCTCTGGGAATAGTTTCATATTCATCCGTCATAATATTTTGATACCGAGGTGCTTTTGTTAAATACATAATCAGTGCCATAGTTATTAACTCCTTTTATATTAATTTTGTGTTGTTATAATACCATACTTTTCATAATTTGTCAAGTATCCGTCTTAATTCTCCTTTGCCCACTTTCTAGCATCTTTCAATCTATCAAAACTTGCTACAATATCGCCTTCTCCTTTGTCTAAACAAACATCATATAGAATCTTCTTTCCGAATACCTTACCATTACGCCACAAAGTATGTTCTACAACTCTCGAAATACCATACTCTCCAACTGTTGCTACTACAATTGAATCAACAACCTTTCTTTCCATTTTCATTCCTCCTTAAATTTCGTATGCGGACAAATTCCATGCGTGGCCCATTTCATAATAATAGCCATGCTTTTGAAATAATTCAAAAAATTCATTTTCAAGCCTAACCCATCCTGGTACATATGCGTTAAGTACATGATTTAATGGGCCTTCAAAACTCATAGATAGAGTATCTGTGTTAGCGTACTCAAAATATTCCTTTGGATTTCTATTCTGAAATTCATACAGCCTGTTGTCAATTTTCTTCCCTTTTTCGTCATGCCAGTTATCCCAAGATGCCCATGCTTTACCGTTAAAGTAAATGCAACAATCACCCCAAAGATCCTTCTTAATACACCAGTCGTAAATGTCTTTGGCTAATGCTTCCATTTTCTTTTTCATAATTAAACCTCCTTATACGTTGTAACCAACAAATTCTGTTACAATTACATGATTATTTGTAATTTCAAATCCATAGAAAAAATACATTGACCCAGGTCGTACTTCATAACCAGGGTTATACATTTCAAAGTGCTCTTGCAATTCGTAATTAGACATTTCTTTTAATTTATAATACTCTTCTTCGTCGTCAATAGTATAAATATGAATCCGTTCTGCGGACTCTGACCAGCCATTAAGCGGAGACTCATAAATCTTTTTCATACAAATCTCCTTTAACCATAATAAGTTCCAGAAATATGACGAATATATTTCCTGTAGTCAAAATCATCAGGAAGATACTCGCCAATTTTTTCTTTAAATTCTTCAATCATTTCATCAATATTACTATAAGCGGCCCTAAACAGAGTGCTTACTGTATTAGTAGGAACATAGTATATATAGTCATCGTCATATGATTCACTATCGCCCCAAATATTTTCGCCATTTTCATTAATCGCAATCGCCTCACCAGTAAAGCTACCAATATATTCTACAAGCCCTTCATCATACAATGCTTCATTAAAAGCAAATTCGTCGTCTTCGTAATCATCATCTGTGTAATCATCACATACTTTAGATGCAACCATCTTAAGCATTTCCCTTGTCATTAATAGGCCGTAATCATCAACAGCATAATCTCTCGTACTCATAATATCGTCTCCTTTATATTAATTTTGTATTGTTATTTCAATTTTTCTTTAACATAAAAGTCGGTATCTCTGTTATAGCAAATCTGGCATCCGAAGCAGTCTCTTGCTCCACAATTAATTTCTACATTATTTTCTTCAATAAATTTCTTGTCGTATACAGTAAATACATGATCTACGAACCAGAACTTTTCTCTGTCTATCTCCGTTTGTTTATTCAACATAGGACTACTTACTACGATACTCAAATTTTCAGGTTTCTTAACATTATTTCCATTAAACAACTCGTCTAAAATCCAAGTGTTTTTAGTCCAAAGTGCAAATCTAGTATAAGGATTTCTTTCGCAAATTAAAATATAATTTGCAAGATGCGTAGTATTATACAAATCACCGAAGCTTTCAAATCTGAAAACGTTTGCATTTGTAACAGGAATTTCCTTACCAGTCAGAAGTCTAGTTGTAAGAATATCTGCGTTTTCTGCAAGATGTTTCTGCAAACTCTTACGCATTTTCATATATGTAGCAGCATAACAGTGACTGCATACGCTATCCCCGTTCTCCCTACGCTTAATACAGTAAGGGTTGTTTGCACAAGAAGTACCAATACTATTGATACCCTTCATTTTCCCATCGTGGTTAGTCATCCATAAAGCACCGTTCATTGCCATACTATTCACTTTCCTTTCTTTATTATATCATATTAATTTTGTATTGTCAAGTTTTAGCTTATTCTTACAAACTCAATTTCTTGTTTCTCTTCAACTGCAAAACTAATTTCGCTTAGAAAATTTGCAATTCCCTCAAAAAGTCCACGCTCTTCCTCGCTACTTGCATTATCCGCATGAATATCACACATGTAAATTTGTTCTTTTAGAATATCAAGACTAATTTTAATATTCATTCTTGTACCTCCTTTATTTCTGTAATGTCTCCTTCTGATACCAAACCGTCACTAAAATTTAATTCTCCATTACTGGCCATTTCACAAAACTTTTCCGTTACTTCGTCTTCTGTTTCTGCTTCTACATAAAATTCGTGCAAAATTACTTCCCGATATTCAACCTTAAAGGTTTTCATAAGTATACCTCCAATTTTATATTTTGTACACGCACTCAAAAATTCCGTAGGCTTTCTTTAATTGAATCATGTGATTCAGGATGATCCTGGATAAGGATCTTTATGCTGGTGCTAACCAGCATAAGAAGATCCGTTTCCAGGAGTTGTGTCCTGAATATACTGAATTGAATTTCCTTGTGCATATTGGTGCCTATAACCATAATGTACTCTGCATTTCCGTAGGTATCTCTTTAACAGTGCCATATAAGAATCCAAATAAGATCATGACTGCCAAAAGGCATAATGATAAGATGCGTGACTGGCAGTCATGA